ACCCCAGCCAACGTTACCGACAGCACAAGCGCTGGGATCATGTCAAAAACATCCATACGCCCCAAATCATGCAAGCCAAAAGCAAAATAAACAGCGCAACCGCCGCGCCGATTTCAATTCGTTGCTGCATTTTTGCGCGCCTTGCTTTTTCTGCTTCAATACGTTCCCGCTTGATCCGACCTCTCAACTTTAAGAGTTCTTCCCAAGCATAAAATCCGCGAGTTTGTATGACGATTTTTTTTAAATTTTCTTCTAGGTCGTCTGCCTTTTTCAGCGCGGCAAATGTCTCAAGTGCTTCCTCGCTGGCCGACGTAAATGGCGATGCTTTTTTCTTTTTATGCTGGCCGCGAACTTCGTCAATTGCGCCCCACATTGCGCCGACGTCTTTCATCATCGACTGCGTGTCTTTGCCTAGTTTGACGCCTGTTTTGATTGCGGCAAAAGCCGTCATAGCAATGGTAATCGGGTCCATGCTCAGCCTCGCTTATGCTTCCGGGCTGACCCGCTTTGGCACGCAATACGCCAGCGCGCGATCTTGTGGCGTCTCATATCCAAATCGTTTAACGATCATCTGCGCTGCAATTAGGCAGTTTTGCAAACTGGCAAACTCAACCTCTGCTATGATTTGCCGATCAGTTCCAATTCCTTGCCATAAAATCAGAATGAAAACGTATGTCACTGCATCTTTATCAAGATCGTAACGCACGTTAGCAATATCGCGCCTGTTGAAGCAATCAACACGTTTTCGAGTTTTTTGATGCGCGTGAATAGCTCTTTATGCTGTATCTGGACGGTCGTTTGCAAAGCGATCATGTCCTTTTCCAGTTGGCCCACGCGGTCTGAAATATCAGGCATTTGGTGCAGTTGGCCAAGTAAACGTAAACGGCCAACCCTCGCTTAACGGAAGGTCTCTGAGTGCCTGTCGATATGCCAGTTGTTCTGTCGTGACAGGATAATCAGCCAATCCCCAAAGGTCTGTCTCGGCTAATTTTTCATTTCGAACATTTCGCCAATAATTATTCAATCCGACAGTTTCTTCCTCAATGCTCATTTTATCAACTCCAAGTTTCAAGAGTAACATTATTTGTGTTGATGGTTGCAGACCCTTGACGATTATCTGAACTATAAGGGCTGAAAAGAACCCACAGAACTTCGTTTGGCTCTAGGACTACTGGGAAAAAATATCCAGCGGCACTTGAGGTGTTTGGCCATTCTGTTATATCCCGCATTTGCGTGTTAAAACTTGTTAAAGAGGTTGCAATGCTTTCAATCCGACTCCAATCACCCGACCTCATTTCTTGAACGTTTGTACCGCTCGGAATACCTTTGTAAACCGTGAGGGCTTTTGCTATGTAGCCTGTCCCGCTCAAGCTGTTACCAGTAATCCCAGACCCTGTACTTAAACGATGAAATACTAATTTTTTTTCAGATGTAGAAAAAACAGAAGTCTGTGCAACATTAAACCCATATGTGCTTATGGCATTCCACGCAAATGTGGATGCAAATGTTCCAGCGTTATCGCCCAGTGTTTTATTTGACGATGGCCCTTGCGCAGATGCATATTGCAGACCGACTGACGGGGGCGTCGGATATGGCACGTCCGACCATGAAATGTCTGTGCCATTAGATGTCAATACTTGAGCGGCTGAACCCTTAGCTAACCTCGCCGTGGCACCGCTCGCATTGCCATACAGAATTGACCCGCGCGTGATCGCGTCAAGTTGATTTATCTCCGCCCCTGTCGCGCTAATTGCTGTTGATCCAAGCGTCAGCCCTGCGGTTGTAATCGATTGCACTGAGTTGCCAGATTGATCAAGTGTAGCAATTTCAATCCAAGCGGAATTAGCTTCGTTTCGAATTTGTAATTTGTTTGTGTCCGTTTCATACCAGAATTGATTTGCGTATGTGGTCGAAGGTGCCGACGCGCCTGATGAATTTGACGCCAGCGCGACCAGCGCATTATTTAAATCTGTGCGTGTTGCTGGGAATAACTGGTTCCCAATGTTAAAATCGTGCTGGCTCATGTGATCTCCTTGCCGAAGCCTTTGGCGACGTAATCCATCGTGATCGCGTTTGTGCTGGCTGAACTTCCTGTGAAAATGTTGATTGTAAAGCCTGTGCGCGTTTTGCTTGTGATCGTGTATCTGTCGCCATCTGCGAGATTTGCCAGCGACAGCCCGATGCTCGGCGCTGCTTTAAATGCCTTTGCAAATGTCACGGCTTTGCTGCCCGTAAACGTAATGTCGCTCTCCGAAGCTGTATGGTCAGGCATGTCAACAATTGCAGACAACGTGCTTATTTGCGGAGAGGCTTGCGTGTTTGTGCTTTGCAATTTTATCCTGAATTGAAACGCGCGCGCTGCGATGTCGCTGATTGTAAACGGAGACCATGCTGTATAAGTTGGCGACCCGCTTGGGTTGTCATCAGTGTGACGTTCTTGCATTTGGAATGACACGTCATCAAAGGCGTCAGGATCACCGTCAAACAAACCCGCGCGGCTGTCAAAAAAACCGGAGGCGCTGTCAAAGGTGTCGGTCTGATCAAATCGCAACATTGAAACATTACTTGAAACTCGGCTTGTGTATTTCTGCCCAAGATCAATTGAGTTGGCAAAGTAATAAATCCCTTCAGCCGCAAACGACCCGCCTGATTGCGTCAATAGCAAATTATTTTCAGCGTCTTTGACTGTGTTGGTTTTGGACCCAGAAAACGACGGGTTTTCTGTCAACGTGGCGACAACATTCAAATCATTGATGTCAACATTTGTGACGATAAAGCTAGTCGGGTTTGCCGACACATTTGATCCGCTAGTTGATGCGTCAACCGCTTTAATAAAATAAGTGCCAGAAACCGCAGGCACAGATATGCTGGACGTGCTGGACACAACTTGCGCTAAATCTTCAGACGATGAATAGGTTGCGCCGCTGGTTTGATTTGAATACCTGATGTTGTAATATGCAAGATCAAGGTCAGGCACAGGCGTCCAATTTAAGTGCAACGTTGACGAGACAACATTTCCGCTGAAATTCGTCACGTCAGCAGGAATTGCGCCCAACGCGTCAACATAAAAACTTGAAACAGTGTTAAAATCACCGCGCACGCCTAAAGCATTTATTGCTCTGGCTCTGACATCATAATAACCGTCAACAATTCCGAAACTCTCGGCGCGCAGCGTTCCAGTGTAACCGCTTGAGACTGACAGCGGAGAATAATTTGTATCGCTTGTTTTTTTGAACTGCGCCTCGACAGTATCAATTAAATCGCTTGCTGCGGTAATATCGGCAAATAAAACCGACATTACTTTTCCGCGCACAGTGCGCAATTCGCTAGATAAGCTAATACCAACATTTGGAACTTCAAACGGCGACAGCAACGTTGTGTTGTCTCGCTCATATACTAAGCCATCATCAACCTCATCATAAATGCTGGCGGCAGTTTCTTTTAGCGTCATATCAACTTCAAAACCAAGCTGATCGCCCAAGCCAAACGTCCACTCAGCAACTTGAAACAGCTTGCTTGACCACCCGAAACGCTCGTTTGTGATTGTGACTGTGTCGCCAACCTGCAACGCAAGCGCGCGCATTCCAAATGATGCTTTGACCGTCAATTGCTGACGATTGCTTTCGAGCATAATTCGGGCAATCCTGCGCGCCTCAATCGAATTGTCTGTAAATGGTAGTTCGACGTCAGCGGCACTGGCTTGACCGTTGTCTGCCGTTACATATGCAGTATTAGTGACAGGCGGGAAATCTGTTACTTGGTAATTACTTTCATCGCCTTTGAAGGTGCCTTTAATTTCATTAAAATTGTCACGGCGCGAATGCCGAGTTGAAACCGTGATACCGCTGCGCAGATCGTTTTCATCAAGCGATAATACCGACGCAGTAAACGCGCCAGCCGTCATGCGCCATTTTCCTTGCGCATACCAAAGCGTCCCAAACATTGATGATAAAATGTTTTCAAGAAACTCACCCGGCTGGATTGCAGTCGTAAATGCGCCATTGGCGGTGTACCGCTTGGTTGTCGCG